CTCGAGGCGCCTTGAAGGCGCTAGGGCTGGACCGTTGTATAGGGCTGATTGATTTTGAGTAGTGGGAGCAAAGGTCTGCGTCACGGTCGGGACGAAGGTATTGTTGGGTGCCACTGTATTAGTAGGGACGGGGGTTGCAGGAGCGGTAGAGGGCGCAAAAGTTCCTGCGCCCATCAGCTGACTATTCTGCTGAAAATGTGGAGGTGCTATCGAATATCCCCGATTCGAAACCCAGGTTAGTGCAGGCGTGCCTATGAAGTAGGACAAAGAAAAGTCCTCGCCAATTGCCACATCTTCCCGCACAATCATAGCGGGACCATTGTTGGCGACTGACATTATCACCTGCTTGTACAGCCCAGGCCCAAGTTCGTTAGTATAACCTACTGACCTTGGAACTAAAAACCTTTGTTCCATATAGCATGGCCAGTTGATGACTATTGATCTTTGAACCGCAGTATGCATTTGCTCAAACCCTCTTCTGGTGTTGAGCAGGTCTGTACCTAGGTCCTCGTGTGGACGCACAAACTTCAAAAGCCCATCTCCAAACTCGACAGTGTAGTGTGAAACCATACCTCCTCTGACACTGGAGTAACTCAAAAAGATCATTGAGTCAAGTGTCAATAGGTTAAGGTTGTTCGCATTTGGTGTACGAAACCCGTACAAAGTATTTTGGATGGCGCCCTCAAGAACACCACCTCTGGAACTGAGACCGACAAGGTTACTTGCCAGTGTTGATGGATCGAGTACCAAATACTGTTGCTGCTTGAACACCTTCCACAGACTACGAATACTCATGACTTGTTCACCGAAGTGTATCGGAGCAATGAGTTCCCTGCCTATGAAGGGCGATCCAAACGTGGTTTCCGAAGTAGCAGGGATGGGCATTAGCACAGAGTGAAACTCCATAACAGGCGTGTCATAGCCGGAGCTGATCTCCAACAGGGAGTTTGGATCAATGAGTCTTGATATGAGACCAGGGTAGGTAGTGGCGCACCACAACACTCCCGACAGTCTCACGCTCCCGGAACCACCAAAAATTACTAGTGGCACACCACCAGTGGAACGTGAAGTGGTATTTGGGTAACAAAAGAGATCACTTGAGGGGAAACCGGGAACTCCAAACTCCCTGCTATGAGGCAAAGAAATCGTAGGAACAGTGGTAGAATCTGGAAGCGGAGTGCTCTCTTCCCAACTCGTTGGGCCAAATTCTGTCCAAGAATACCCGGCAGCGCACGTAGCTTGTAGGGCTGTGACTTGGAAGTCACCACCAGTGATCACGATATGTGTTTGATGGTATCCTGCCGCTCCAGAATACGTGAAATTCACAACAAACGCAGCATCAGTGACCACCGAAACCACTTGAGATCCATCCGTTAACGTGACACCGTTCGCATTAGTCACCGTAAGACTGACAGCTCCTGAGCCGTCACTGAAATACGGGATACCTATGGGTGAAACGCCTGTTGGAACTTTCACATCGGACCCCGAGTAATACGGCGGCACCAAAGTACCAGATCCGGTGGCAGAAGACGAAACGAGCTTCAAGGGCACACTTATCAAGTGAGCGCTACATGGCACATAGGTGGGCGCAGTGCTTGGCGAATTTGTTGGTGGACGAGTCGGCCCACTGGGAGCACTTGTTCCAGTGTACACGGGCAACTGTGTCGGTGCGCTTGTGTCTCCCGTCAATCTTGTTGGTGCTCCGGTAGCAGGACGGGAGCTTGGAGGAATAGAACGCAAGACGGGGGCGCTGGTTGGTGGAACATGTGGTGAAGAAGCGACGGTTATCCTTTTCGGCTGAAAGAAACCAGTACCACGCCTGACGACGTTGTAAGGTGTGTCTTTCTGCACAGGCAAAAGTGATCGGGTTTGCACTGATGTTGCGGGTTCACCTACAAGTGCATAGGAAGTCAAGTCCATGGGTGCGTAGTTTCCCAGCACCAGGTTAGGCTCCATCCAAGACTCAACGACGATCCAAGCCGCTTGAGTAACATCACTGAAAGGTGACAAAGGATTCTCAACGAACAAGGAGAAGGCACCATTCATGTTGTCCTCGAGGTACTCGCCAAACGGATCGAGGAAGTATCCGGGATGAACTTGTCGCAAAGTAGAAGGTTGCTGCCATTCACAAGAAAATTCAAGTGAGCGTTCTTCTGCGATGTCAAACACTACTGATCTGTTCGTCATGGTCGAATAGTTACGCACGTGTCCTGTTGGTTCATACACGAGCTGTAGAGTGCCTCCGTTGTCTTTTGGTGTGACAATAGTTATGCGGTAGTGATTGGTCCAATGTGCAGCGGTGAAATTTGCGGTCACTATTGCTTGCGTGGTAGCAGCAACTTGGTTCATTCCATATCCGTAAACACCTGCACAACACGTATTGTTTAGGTTGAACAAACGCTTACCCTGTGGTTGAGTGGAGTCCCACCGAAATACACCTACTAGGTTCTTCTTACCAAGAAGAAACGAAAAAAGCATCTCATCTGGTGCCGTACTTCCTGAAATCGCTCCAGACATCGAAAGACCTTGAGAGCGGTCTAGAGCCAACATACGCCCATTGAGGTTCGAGTTCATAGTTGCTAGAGGTGGTGAAGTGTAGACAGACTCATAGTTACCCTCCTCAACGGGGCGTGAGTGCCCAAAAAGACGAGCAACTCCAGAAGCTCCCTCTAGAGCCATTGAGGCAAAATCGGTAGCCATGGCTAGGCCTGGAGCGAAACTCAAGTACTTGGAGGAGAGGCTAGCCACGTCTGCAAGCGAGGACAACACAGATGAGTAACTTTCAGCTTCATTTCGAACGGCGGTGGAACCTGAAAAGGTAAAGTCAGTCAGTCTTGCGTAGACGGTGACTATGACCGGCTGATCGTTGTTGCTCACATGCAAAAGCGATCCTACTACCTCAACAGAGAGACTATGCATCTCTGAAAATTCTTGCGCAAAGAGCCACGAACCGGAGTATTGCCACATGTAATTACACACAAACTTTGCTCCGCCATCAGTGCTAAGATCCCAGTACAAGCAGTCTCTTTGGGACGCATTGAGCAATCTGATGGATGGTGATACATCGGTGTCAGTGTAGAAAAGGTTTTGGCCTGGCAAGGGAATAGTCGAGATCTGTAATAGGCAAGCGTGACCAGTTGTTTTGCTCGCGACAAATGTGATTTCCACAGATGCTTTACCAACTGCCCACGTCTGTAGCTTCTCCATAATGTTCGGATCAGAGAAAACGGCTTCAAACGGATCAAAGCGTTGGATTAGTTCGGCGTCAAGTGCAAGCTTGAATGTTCCTACCTTTACAGGACGCTCAAAGAACTGTGCGAACTGCGCATCTGCATCAGAAACGATCATTGGTAACATAGTAGGCGGGGGTTGTGGTGCTTGTGCCTCAGTCTCGGTCTTGAACTCAGTTAGTCCTTCAGAAATGTCGGCCTCGCTACGCAAGACTTCACACCAAAATTTTGGATACGGATGTTCAATAGGTGAGTTAGGAGGACGATTTTGCGCACGGTAATTGGGACCTTCCAGGAATTGAGAAACTTTCTCATCATAAGTGAGATCAACGAATGCGCCCCCAAGTGGAAGTGATATTTCCCGCGCGTATGCGCGAACAGCACAAATTGCCCAATCATGCGCCTCTCTTCCATAGAAGAAACACTCCCTTACGATAGCTCGGAGCGTGTCAAGATGCTGTTCCTCAAAACTAGCTTCTTTCGAGCGCTCAAACCACTCAAGGGGCTTGAATATCGAGATTGGATCTAGGAGACCAATAGTGCATTTTAGATCATCACTGTACCAGAACTTCGACTTCAAGTATGCTTCTTCATACACATTTGCAAAGGGTTGTAATTTGGAGTCTTTTTGTGGTGGAGTAGCAACGAGCCCCCACTCATCACAGTCTTGAGCGTACACGATTGTGTTCCACACGTCTAAATCCACACTTTCCTCGAGCGCGGAAATAACATCATCTCCTAGATCACGTACATGGACGTGCTCCCTGAAGTCAAGGTCATTGCCAAGGTGCTTGAAAAAACTAGCCCTCATCAGCAAGGCTCCAGCAATCCCATTGGTATGTGCCGTCAGGTTGGTGCCTGAAGGTTGTATCGTCTCACCTTGTGCGACGTAGCCACCAAAGTTAAGGATGGGAAAAAGGAACTCGTTCGCCACATAGCGGACACACTCTTGCTCTTGCTTTGAATAACCAAGATGTTCACAAATCTTCACAAACACAGACACAACCGCAGCACGCACCGAAAGGTGCTGTGAATGGTCGTATGTCGAAAAGTCGGTTGCCATACACCTATCGGGGTTGTCAAGCAATTTTTGCATGTGCTCTTGCCAACGGGAAGAAAGCCTATCCAGGCCGATGGAAGTCTCGAACTTTTCTGGGTGTTGATTGATGACAAACATTGCTGGGCCCAACCATTTTTGGACCAAAATGTAGCGCACAACGCTGTCAGCAAAGAACACTCGAGCCTTGTCGCATTTCTCTAGCAATCGAGATTCACTTTTTAGTGTAGCATTGAACGGAATACCAGATTGGCCACCTGCCAATATCTGAGTTTCAGTGTCAAGAATCATCTGTTGCACTTCTGGTAGGAATTCATGCCGTTCGATCGCATCATTGTATGTCATGACACGTTTCTTTGTCACACCGAACGGATAGCCTGCGCTCTTGTCAACTTTTATCGAGTGACAGTAGGGATGTTCGTCAATACCAGTAATGATCTCGTCATACGTTAGCGGTCTATTTGTGCACCATGGTTGCTGTTTTGTCTTAGCTACAGCATCAGGAATGACTTTGATATAGTCTTCAAAGGCTCTTTCAAGTAGTTCAGGTGGTGGCGACCGAGAAACCGTGCTCGTGCCCAATATGACGGAATTTCTGAAATTCTTGTTCATGTCCATCTTTGGAACGCCGTACTTCTTTTCGATCCCAAAGTTATCTAGTGCTGCTTGTATATGAGGATTTGCTTCCATTGTAGTCTTAGATCCGCGACTTCCTCTATCTATGTCAGCAATTGCTGTGAAAAACATTGATGGAGGAAGAAAGTTCCCGACGCTATGTGGATGTAGCACCTCATTTACTCGTTTCTTACTCTTGGTCACAGGATTATCGACGACAAGCGGGGCAGGTTCAGTAGGGGCGACATACATTGGACTCTGTTTTAGGACACTAAGACAATGGTCAAACAAGTCTCTAGTGAGGATACCCGCATGACCAATCTTGGTCTCTCCAGAACCACTCAAATGAAATCCTTCAATTGTCACTCCGAGATGCTCCCGCAGTAGAATGCTCATACACAAACCCTTGCGCGTTGCAAAAGGAAGTTCGTAGCACCATGAATCAAATTGGCCACCTTGGGAGCTCCAAACGCTACCTCTAGTGGCAACAACTTTAGCTTCTTCGAACTCGTGGGGTGAACTGTTGCTGCGCCCAATAAACTCGCCAACGATAGCACTTCCTGAAACAGCAGTATGCACGGGAAGCATGCTTGATATGTTTTTGACTAGTTTTCCGCAGTTGAACAGGACAAGACGTAGGTCAGTGTTTGGAACTTTTGCCGCAGCACTTATGTATCCAGTATGCTTGATCTCATGCTCACCTACATAGCTTGTTATCACAAGACGACCTTTTTCATCATCAGCACCGTTTGGCAACAAAGTCAAATGGTTAGGAATGAGAAGCACGTTCGTCTGCAAGAATAAGCCTAGACAGTTAAGAGTATGGGATGGTGAATCGCTTGGATAATACGTTATACTAACCAGGTTGTTCTTGAATACATTTTTTGCTTGCTCGGTGGTCATGGTCTTCGATCTACCGGTGGCTTGTCCGCCCCCAATGGGGGCTTTCTTCCAAGAGTGAAACTCTCCTGGTGTTTGCATTTTTGCTATCACCTTCTTCTCTGCAAGAGAGGGAATGAGGATTGGTTCATCACTGGTTGCCAAGTGCTCAGATGTCGTGACGTTAATATCGACTAGCTTCTGCCAATATGCTTGGAAATCCAACTTCCCACGTGCATTCTTAGGTACGTCGCCAAGATTGTGCGCTTGATACCAGTTGACAAAGTCTAAGGGTTGCGGTGTCATGTCGTAATACGTCTTGTATGATTGTTTAACCTTCTCCTCCCACTCAGAACGGTTCACGAAAGTTTGAATACCTCTCGTTATGGTCATCCACTCTTCAGCTTCAAACCGACCGCCATAGGTGCAACAAAACATTAGTTCATACGGAGAGGGTTCTTTTCTTACAATTGAGAGCTTTGGCTCCATGGTGACCTGGGAGACATAGTTGGGATCAACTCTCACAGCCTCGAACACTTTAAGGGTGTCGCAAACTTCGTCATCAATCGCACGACTGATCTCTCTCCGTTCACTTTGGGAGAGTCCTACACGCTGCAGGCGCTGAGTAAGCTCTTCAACACGCCTGGTTTTGATATTAATCTTCGCGCTTAGGCAACACTGATGTATGATCAGACCGACGAATCCAAGAACGCCAGCACCACAAATCCAATGCAAAAATCTACTCTCTCTACCTGTAGGTGGTCTAGCTGCCATAGCTGCATCAACTTCTCGGAGAGTACGGGTCTCAAGAACTTCCAACGCACGGTGTGGCAGCGAGAGAAAATAGCAGAACATCTTCAAAAGAAAAACGAGGAACAGGGTAACAACTCCAAGAATACACACTTTACTAGGTTCGTAGACATTGTAAGTGTTGCATTCATTGAAAAAGAAGAATCTCTTGTGACACTCGGTAACTGTTGGAACTTGCGTTACGAGTAAAGCAACCGACATTAATACACCGAAGAACCAGTGGAACATGTTCACGGAACTAGAAAGAACACCCATGTGTCGAGACCACTCAAAAATTGGGTTGGCGAGACCTTCCGCGCACCAGTCGTTGAGCGTGTGTAAAACCCACGCTTGCGTTCGATCTAGTCCGCGAGCGACGATGGTTGTTAGGAACTCACTCTCTTGCCGAGCACATTTCGCGCATTCCCTACAAGTGGTTGGTATCATCTTGTGGACGCAATACTTAGTGTTGCCGGCAGTTTGAGATGCGATCATGCGAGCTCGCTCATACTTGAAATGTAACAAGCAAGCGTCCCTCACGTAATGCATAGCTTCAACGTGCTCCATGTAGTCGGTGATGTATTTGACCTTGTAATTAGCATCCATCTCGTACGCGCGGTAACGCATGTGGGCTGGGAAGCCTTGGTGATTAGGATCCAACTTCTCTTTGTCCAAAATGACGCGGTCCTGAATAGCATCGTCAGGAGCAGCAGGAGCAAACTTGGAAGCAGGGATAGTAGAACGGGGTCCCTTACGCTTTTCCACTTTGAGAGCATAATCAGGATGCACTGAACACTCGAGCTTGACGCCGAGACGACGCCAAGCAGATTCCGGCTCGGTAGATTCGTATTGTGACTGCAAGGTTGGAGAGTTGGTCGTCGCGAAGAAAAGTTGGGCATGATTGAACTTTGTACCTTTTTCCTCAATCGAAGCTCCGGTGAAATTAGTAACTTCAGCATTCACATACCGCAACAGCCTTGTTTGAAGTGGTTCGGGTCGCTTATTGTGCAGTAGGTTGCCAATATCGTCCCACTTAATCGCTGTGGTAGAATTGTCAAGCCCACTGTCGAACGCATCCGCATCATTAACGGACACAGTATTTCTTTGCTTGATCCCACATAACTCGTGCAACCACCGGTCGATAAATTCGATCGCGACCGTCTTGCCTATGCCTGGAGGACCAAACAGAGTTACACCAAATGGTTGCGCCTTAGAAGCTCCTTCTTGTGAAACGTTTTTCCAATCTTCCTTCCACTGCATCACTTGAGTCACTTGCTGAGTAAAAATTCGTCTCTGGACAACACCTTTATATAGGTGAGTATCCGCGAGTAAACGTCTCTCTGCGAGGTTGAACGCTGCCCAAATATCTGGTAAAGTGACTCCATCTTGCTTATATGAACCAGTCTTCAATTGGTTGTGAAGTTTAACGGCACGAAACCACCATGCGTCGTCGCGAGCCTTCTCCATCCAATTAAAAACTTTGGTAAAGTTCCAATTTAATCTATTTAGATTATAAAAGAATCTTGTGAAGTAGAGAAGTGCTTGCATGACGCCTTCAGTAACATCTGTGGCGTTCTTAATCGATTCTAAGCCCTTGGAAAACATCATCGCGAAGCCTTTATCTGTCTCCGCATCTTTGTATACTTTGCCCCAAGCATCCATTACTGGAGAAAGAGCTAGTGCACCAAGAATAGTTTGAAGATGGTTATACGTTTTGCCTTTGAATGGAGCGCTCATATTTGAAAGGAAGTACTCAACATCTGTCATCCACTCAGGATATTCTGATAACATGTCGTCAAGATCAGAGCTGTCAAGCGTTTCACTTGATTGAAGTTCCTGTTTAAAGAATTCTAGATCAACAGGATCAGAGAGCAGCTCTTTGAGAGTCAAACGCTTTGGACCGTGATCGTCAAGAAAAGCTGGTGGAGCAGGATAATCGTTGGGAGGCTGAACTTCTGATACAGGGTTCGGGCGCTTGCGGCGTCTCATCGTAGACAGGAACTTGCTGAAGCCAGTTGGCTCCAATACCTTTTGGACTTGTGGGTTTTTCGACATTATTTTGTTCATTCGACGGAACACCAAAGCAGTGTGAAAAATAAATCTGAAATTGAGGTCAGCTGAGTCATTGTCATTCCAACGTGGTCCAGTAATCAACATGTTAACACAGTTGATCATATCAGAAACCCTGACGGTGGCTTCAGGCTTGAACCTCTTTTTGACGAAATCCGGCATATTGTCGACTGCAACCTCCATCCCGGTTATGAGACCGGCAGTAACGACAGTACCACTCTCGGATTTTTGTCCACCAGGCGTGTATTTAGCTTGAAGCGCCATCATCTCTCGCCGTGATCTAGCAATTGCTTCACGCAACTTGAGAGACTCTGATGGAGTGATTTCTATATCATCTATTTCAGGTTCAATGACGCTATTAATGCGCCGTTTTTGCCTAGTCCACCAATCAAGGGGGCGATCCCAAGTAATTGGATCTATAGCCCAGATGATTGGAATGATACAAATCAATCCGAGAATCCACGTGAGTAGTGAGGGATTAGAAGGCAGTGGTGGCATGTTAACAGGAACGTAAGCGTTCGCGGCACTCATAATGGTCGCTCCAATTAAGGTCTTCAGAGCGACACCATGAGGAGAATAACGTCGTCGCATCCTGCGGGGGGCAAAGGAGTCACAAGTCGGTATTTCACCTTGTTCGGGCGGTAGATTGGTCTCAAGCCGTTGCTTAACGGGCTTGGTGGACTGGGAATCAGCAACCTCTTGCTCACGAATCAACTGTGATAGGGTTAGCATAGAAATGTGATCAACATGAAACGCCATGTCTTGTACGCAAAAACCAGATGGATAGTAACCACTGCGTATTTGACTGCGAACACGTGAAACATATCGACTTCGTATTTTTCTTGCTGCTTTGGAAACCTCGTGGTTCATTGCCTTTAGATACTCATCACGCTGTTGAGGACACTCGTCAAAGTATTCCAAAACATCTTGCGGGAGAGATGACCAATAGTTGTTCCTTATAAAAGGAACGGTCTCAGCGGCAGCATGAAAGTAGCGAATAGAAGAACACAAAGCTCTAGCATAACAAAGATCATCATGCGAGAGAAATTGCTCATCGGCCATTTCAATGCTTAGAAAGGGGCAAGCTCTTTCAAACATGAGCGTTGCCAAGCGAAAGTAGGGAGCGTAGCCTTCAGGGGCTAAATCATGCATATCGCGTAGAGCGGTAAAGAAGTACAAAAGCTCTCTGAGGAAATCAATGGTGGACTCCGACAGGAAAAATGCGGTTGGGCACAATTGTGTGCGAACGTAAAGAATACGTTCTATGTTCGCGATGTGGCCGCGAACTTTTGCTCGAACTACTTGGAGGTTATTAGAAACCTCAAGAGGATAATCGTGATCAGACTCCTCTTCTTCTACAATTGTATGGTAGGCGAAGGCGGTGAGGCCACTAAGGCCTCCAACACTCTCATCTGAGTGTTGTGCGTCAACATAGGGCAAGTCGACGACTTGGGGTACATCAAAAAGAACAGATGCGATTGGTTGCGCGATAGAATGTGCGCACGTGGACTGGTTGTCCTTGAGTGGTGTGGTCGTTGGTGTACTCATCATTATAAATAATTTGCACACCACCAACCACCAACCACCCAAGCACAACCAGTCAAATCAAAAAGATTCGGTCTGGTTGGTGTCTGGGCGTACACGCATCTTACTACCCCACGGGAGGGGCGGTACCATATTTACAGTACCGCCGCGGTGGGTTTCAGAATCCGAATCGTGCTCCAGGGTCAAAGACCGAGCTACGATTGTATCAGGGATTTGCGAGTTCTAGGGTGGCAGCGTCAATGCACCCCCAAAAAGCCAAAAGTAATAGGCTAGAAGGGGGACACACTCCCGCATAGGTGGGGTTTCGCAGTGTCTATTCCTGCTGTCAACGTGGTAAATTTCGGTAGGTCCACGTGCCTGTGTTCGCTGTGACGGAGAAAGTTGGTACTACCACATGATCTCCGTATTTTGAAAGTGATGCTTGGCGCGTAACAAGCTGACACTCGTTTTTATAACTAGTTGCCTCTAGTCTCTGACCTTATTTATAGACCGATCAGAGTATGGTTAGGTCTCTCGTTTCTACAAAAAGAAACGGTCCGTCAAAAGACGGCGTAGTCACTATTGACTACAATTCGCAAGGCGAACAAAAAGCCCAAAAATTGGGCACCACAGACGGCCAACTTAAAAGTTGCCTCCTCTAATTATCCATCACAACGCCGAAAACAATCGGCGACAATAAACATATAAAACAAGAAAAGCACACAAATAAAACAGTGTACTGTGGGGGGGTATCTAACTTGAGCTTAACGTGCGTATAGATGTAACGCACAAAAAGTATAACTGCAAATGCAGACGAACAAAATAAAGTAAAATGTAAATAACAAAGCGCTATGAAATCATAGAAAGTCCATTAAAAGACTTAAAGAAAATAATTTCAGCTTCTGAATTACCAACGTTTGGTTAACGTTGTAAACAAAATAATCATTTCGAACGAAACTCC